CCCATACGACATCGTATGTCTTAGTAGCAGCAGATGTAGTGTTCGGAGTAGCTGGTGAAGCTCCGTAGTTAATGTCGACAAATAAATCGCCATTATCTTCGAGAGTGAAAGCGAAGTTAGGAGATAGACCCTGATCGCCACGTTCACCCTTCTCGCCCTTCTGACCTTGGATACCTTGAGCACCTTGAATACCTTGAGGACCTCGTAACGCTTCCAACTGCGTTGAAGTAAAATCGCTATACGCAAATGCTCGGCCAATAGGGCCTTGAGGACCGGTTTGGCCGATAGGACCTTGAGGACCGGTAGCACCTTGAGGGCCAGTTAAGCCAGTATCGCCTTTAGGGCCGCGCAAAGCGCTTAACTGAGCAGCTGTAAAATCGGTATATTTGAAAGCATCGCCTTTATCGCCTTTAGGGCCAACAGGACCTTGGATACCTTGAGCACCACTTAAGTCGATAAAGAATTTGAGGCCGGTAGCTTCTTTTAAATAAACTTTAGCGTTATCTTCGTCGTTAACAGAGCTACTAATCATAACTAATTTATTTAACGGTATAAGATCGGCTTCGAGATTCATATCGCTTACAGAAGGAAACGTTTTATAGATATCAAAACCTTCGCCACGGTCACCTTTTTCACCACGATCACCTTTCGGACCGATTAAACCTTTAAGTTGTTCTGGAGTGAAGTCACTATATGTGAAAGCTCTACCGATAGGACCGGTTTCGCCTTTATCGCCCTTTTGGCCTTCTGGACCAGTTAGACCCGGGATACCTTGAGGACCAGCTGGACCACGTTCACCTTGAGGACCACGTTGACCTTCTGGACCTTGAATACCACGAGGACCTTCGGGTCCTTGCGGACCCTTTTCGCCACGAGGGCCTTTGAGAGCGTTAATCTGTTCTTCGGTTAAGTCGGTAAATTTAAGTGGATCACCTTTCGGACCTTGTTCACCACGAGGGCCAGCTTCACCTTTCGGGCCTACTTCACCACGGATACCTTGTTCACCTTGAATACCTTGTGGACCACGGATATTTAATACTTCAACGAGTACGCCATTATCCTTTTGATAAATGTGACCATCGGTAATAGCTACAAATTCATCTTCATTAATATTGTCAGCATCGGCATTCATTTTTTCTACGGTAGAATAGGTATGACTCAACGTAAAAGATTTACCATCTTTACCTTGTTCACCACGAGGACCTTGTTCACCACGAGGACCTTGTACACCTTGAATACCTTGTTCGCCTTTAGGACCAGTTAAGCCAATATCACCTTTAGGGCCAATATCACCTTTATCGCCTTTAAGACCTTGAATACCTTGTGGACCTTGCGGACCAGTATAACCAGTTTCACCACGAGGTCCTTTAATTGTATTTAATTCTTCTGGTGATAAGTCAGATATTTTAAACGTATCACCCTTATCGCCCTTAGCACCTTTAAGAGATGCTAACCATTCATCGACGGTACCAGTAAAGCCCTCTTGTTTAGCAATTTCGTAAGCAGATAAGCCACGAATTTCTTTTAATGCTTCTTTGGATAAGACGATATTTTTATTTTGACCACGATTTATTTTAATCATAGACTAACACCAGCCTTAATTGTCATATCACCATAACAAATCACTTCATCTTTTTCATTATGAGCGAGGCGTACATCATAATAGAATGTTTCTTCTTGGATATTATCGTAGCTAAACATAATAGAAGATGTATCTTCGCTATTAATTAATAAGTCGATGCAGTTTGTATCAGTATTAAATGCAGGCATAAAAGAAAGTACGACACCGCCTTGTGGCGAATTACGTCGTACTTTACATGTGATATTGCCTTCTATATATCTGATAATTTCTTTTGTACTGTCATCTTCGACTTGAATATTGAACACGTGGTCATGTCCTTGATATACATCTAAATGTAGATAAGGAATACCAGCGAATTTAATTTGTTCCATTTAGTAGCTCCTTACTCAAACCTATAAGTTGATTTATTATATTTCTTACCACTAGCCGTATAGATTTCAAACGTATCGTTAGCAACGGCTAACTTAGTTGTAAAATTCATCGTAGAGATTTCCGAATTATCGCCGACGACTAACTTCTTAAACTTAGGACAGTTATTTAAACTAAAGCTATAGCCAATACTATTCTTATAATTGAAACTAGAGAGGTTTAATTCTTCTAATTCTGTACAATTATCGAATACACCTATACCAATTCTAGTTACGTTCGGAGCTGTTAATTTTCTTAGATTAGACCCATTAAAGGCTGAATTCTGTATCGTATTTACATTAGAGTATATATGTATCGGGTTAATATTCTTATTATCCCTATACTTGTTATATACAATGCTCGTACTCGTCGAATCATCTTCTATACTATTAATTTTAAAATCGTTAATAGCCTTCGTAACTTCTTCATCGGTAAGGCCTACACCTATAGCATTAGAAATAGCGAGTAACATAGTATCACTATAAGGAAAACCTTTAATCTTCTTAATTTCTTTGGCAAAATCATACAATTTACGACTAGACTGAACGCCTTTTTCTGTGATAGCATCGCCTATATTTATAATGTGAGTTTCGAATTTTTTAAGTTCGGCTAATACTGATTCGACATGTTGTTCAGGCATAATTAAATACCTCCATTAATTTTCTTTAATTGGTCGATAATTAACTGAAAATCGGTTTTAATCACGAATTGAGATGTATCTGCTGGTTGACCAGCTGGACCTGGAGGACCAGCTTCACCTTTGTCACCTTTAGGACCTTTTAATTTTTCAATTTGTCCTGGTGTAAGTTGTATATTTGATGTATATTGATTAATTTCAGATTTCTTTACATAGTTATTTAAATCGGAATACTTAGCAAAGGATTGTGCTTGAATGTTGTTAACATAACGGCTAGCCGCATCGCCAGGTGTTAATGCATATTGAGCAATCTCGGATTTTTTAATAAAACTACCTAAATCACCTTTATATGCAAACGTTTGAGATGCCCAGCCCTTTTGAGCATATATAGTATCTGCGTAGGTTCTAGATAAAAAAGTGTCGTTAGCCTTCGCTGTCATTAAATAGCTATTTAAATCTGTTTTCTTAGCGTATGTATTATCTGCATAGACTCTAGATACAAAAGTGTCTCTAATCGTCGTTGTCTGCATATAATTATTTAACTCTGTTTTAAGTGCATATTTAGGGTCACCTATCATAGTTAAATAGTTTCTTAAGTCGACTTTTTTTAAATAAAGATTATCGGCATCTTTTTTGGTAGCGTAAGCAGATAAATCTACATTACCACCAGTACCAGCTGGTCCTTTTAATTTTTCAAGCTGTTCTTGTGTAAAATCTTCAAATCTAAATGGTTCACCCTTCGGACCTTGTAAACCAGTATCACCTTTTGGTCCTTTTAAGGCTTCTAATTGTTCTTGTGTAAACATATCATAAGTAAATGGTTTTCCATCTTTACCAGGTTCACCTTTTGGACCTTGTAAGCCAGTATTACCTTGTGGACCCATAGGACCAATATCACCGTCTGCACCACGAGGACCTTTAAGTGCTTCTAATTGCTCTGGTGTAAAGTCTTCATAAGTGAATGCATCGCCTTTAGGACCTTGTTCGCCTTTAGGGCCAGGTTCGCCTTGTGGACCACGAGGACCTTCTGGACCAGTTAAGCCATCACGACCATCACGACCAGCTGGACCAGCAATATAACCAGTGCCAATAATACCGTTAGTCGGAATTGTGATATCGACTACTTTAGGTATTCTAGCTTCGATTGTAACAACTTCTAAATTATCCATATATAAATCTCCTAGTGCATACTAACGTCCGGAATAAATGTGACACTACCCATAATAATTTTATAGGTATGCGTATCACCAATAATAAAGATATCGTATTTACCTTGTTTAATATCTCTAGGTATTTTTAGACTTGCTTCGGAGCTAATATTGATATAAATACGATTATCTTGAATGCTTGTATTGGCTTCAATTAAGAATTCATCATTTTTATCTCTGATTTTACATACAGCTCTAGCATTCGCTAAATTAATATCACCTTTAATTTCATATGCACGAGTAAAATCAGAGCCAATATATAATGTTTCATCTTTACGTTTAACTTGTTCCATTAATAGTTCCTTATGCTTTTTTAACAGCTATACAGATATAGTTAGCACTACCAGATACCCAATACTCACGGCTATTACCTTCAAGTCTAGTATAATTTCCTTCGTAGCTAGGGGAAACTCCGTCTAAGCCTTTTAATCTAACTCCAACGTGTACCCTTCTACCTTCTCGCCAACATTCATAATTAAGCATATTACGCGCACCGCCTTCAGCAATGTCATAGTACATTCTATTGACATTAGATTGGTCCATGCTTAAAAGCCATGTACATTCGTTTTCGTTGAAGCCATCTGGAATAGGTAGTTGCTGACCGTCACGAATATTGCCATAAGTAACAGAAATATCTTGAAGTGTCATAAGAGGTTTAAATACTGGTTGAGCATCTTTGCCATACCAGCCAGGTCTATTTGTACAGCATAGGTTACTTTCCCTAGTGGTAGTATAGCTACCCAAATCTAAGTTAGTACCACCTCCATCACTGTCAAGTCCGCCATCGGAAATAGTATGGTAACCTGCTCCATTTTTTCTATTAATTCTAATATAGGTATTTTTATCTATCTCTAAAGGACCTGTCATTTTATCGCCAGATTTTTTAACGTAGCTATTATCTAACTTCATGTTAATATCATCGGCTAATTTAGCAGCCGTAACAGATTTATCGGCTAATTTCTCAGTCGTAACATTCTTATCTCGTAGCTTAGGAGTCGTTACACTACCATCGGGATGATCGATAGGGTTAGCTTCTTTATGCTTTTTAATAGCATCGCTAGTATCGCCGATAGCTTTATCGATTTTATCCCAGTTATTATTTCGAAGGTTTACATCGTATTTTTCTTGTTCAGCTGGTTTAAGTAAATTTATATTTTTTGTATAAGTAGCCATTATTTAGGTAAGACCTCCTGGGTTAATACAAAATGAGTAAATTGAGCGAGTTCTTTATGTGTATACCGTGCCAAATCAATGTGACGGTTATACAATAAATCAACATCATAAATAAGATTCATAGGAATTAAATCTCTTAATAGTTTAGATACAGCATCACGTTGTTTTTTAACGCCCAATGATACTTTGAAGTGAACATTATAATTTTTATAATCTTCAATAATTTGATAGTTGCCTTCACCACAAATACCATTAAGAAGGTCTCTTAATTTAATTTCGGTATAAGGACGTTGGCCAGCTAATGCTAATAAAATATTAAATCGTCTATCGTCAATAGTATCGTCACTAGTTGGAATAATATCTAATATGGTTTCCCATTGCGTTAAGCCATGAGATTCAGCAGTCATAATAAACTGTTCTCTGAATATTTCGACCATCGTATTCCATAAGGCTTGCATTTCGATACTTTCGACTCTATATATTTCTTGCATTTCAGCAGTTTCGCCAGATACTGGTACAGCAAATTCGGATAAATCAATGATACGAGTATAGTTATCAAATATAGTCATAGATTATCCTTTCGTTAATGTAACAGTGCCGAGTTTAGGAATTTGATGAGGTTTTAAATCAAGACGTTTAACAGTTTTGCCATTAATTTTAATATCGCCTACATCGACTACTTTATCTAAATCAACAGCCAAAGAAGTGACTACAGAAGTTCTAACCGTTAAGAATTGTTTCTCGTCTTGAGTGGTCCATTCTTTACGTCTAACCTTCAAACGTTCTTCTATTTTTTTAGTAAGTTCAGCTTGAATTTCACTAGGTTCATGGCCAGCTGTCATAACCACAGGAATTTCATAATTAATAATGACTTCTTCAGCGGCTTCTACTGTGACTGTATGACCAATAGGAGCTAAACCATAGCCTTTACCTTGATTAGGTGTAGGGTCAAATACATTCTGTACTTCTTTCACGAGTTCTGCTGACGGCTTATTAAATTCATTATTAATTAATACGACCTTAACTGTGCCGCCACCATTCCAACAACGGTAAATTTTAGAACCACCAGTGCCATTAACCGTTAATACTTTTTCTTTATAATCAGCACCATTACCACCGTAGGCTTTAGACTTTAATGCACGGATATATCTTTCTCTGAAAGCTTCCGTATCTTCTTCATCTTGACCAGGTACTAATACTTCGGTAATCTGTGCAGATTGTAGTCCAGGAATACTATTAATCGGAGTGATACGACCTATACAATAATTGCCTTTAGCACCAGGAGTTTCACAGATTAATTTAAATTCATTGTTAGTCAAATTAATGGCTTTAATCACACGAAAATTTAAATCTTCGAAATTAAAACGAGTGCCGATATCGACAGCTCTATCGAATTTACCTTTCACTTCGGCTGCTGTAGCTTCACGAGGTACGATATTAAATTCGAGTGCTCTTAATTCTAAGAAAGCTCGGTCAGCTGTTTTAGCATAGGTTTGTCTCATAATCACTTGAGCCATAATATATGCTTCAGCTAACTCAAAAGAAAAAGGAGCTAATGAATCATATATCATAGAGCCTTGTCGTTTATCATATTTAGTATCGGTTCTAAATAAGGCATCAGCTAATATATTTTCATAAGTTTTATTTTCGTACATAGTCTGTTACCTCTTTATATATATCATTAATCGAGAAATTAAAGTCATATACTTTATCAATTCTATCGTCAGCTAATAATGCTTCCGTGATACGTCTTTGAATTTCTGCATATACATAAGGAATAGCTTCACCAATTAAATCATTTAATTCGATGCCATAATTCCAGTCGTATATTAAATATTTGTAGCGTTCTGTATTAATAATTTTAAAGATAGCTTGTTTCATAGCTTCATAGTCATCACACATACCGATTATTTTATAATCATTTTCGTATCTGACTCTGAAAGTATTTGATGTTTGTCGTTTCATAACTAAACTGCTATCAAGTTGGTTATGACTAGACATAGGAGTTAATGCCATTATTTAGTTGTACACCCTTCATTTGGATTATATACA